CTTTTCTTCACGCAAATTGCCCTTTTCCGGGTCAAATCCATCGAAAGGAGGAGAAAAATGGGCGGAAGACCGAAAAAAATCGTCGAATTAAGCACAAAACATCGTTCTAAAGCTGAAAATGACCGGCGGGAGTACGAACAGTCGCTCATCACCTCCTCCGGGACTGACCTTGATGACGTCAGGGCTTCCCAGTTCGTGAACACCACCGCCGGTAAGGAGTACCGGCGTGTGTTGAAACGGCTCCGGGAAGAGACGGGCGTGATCGGAAACCTCAACAAGAGCGATCTGATCAATTATGCCAACAGTTACGGACGGTATATGGACTTTGTAAAGGAATGCCGGAAGAAGGATTTCCAGTACGTAGTTGAGACCAGGAACGGTCCGAAGCCGAATCCGATCATCCGGATGATGGACGAAGCCCGGAGGGATATGGCAGAAAGCTCCAGGCGGCTAGGAATGACTCTTGACGGCCAGCTGAAAGCTGCGAAGGCAAAAGCTGATAAGGAAGAGGCCGAGATGGAGGCGGTCTTCGGAGTGATATGACCAACAGGGACGAGATTCGGCAGTACTGCGAGCAGTGCATTGACGGGACCATCTCTTCCGGGCAGAAACATAAATGGGCATGTATGCGTTTCCTGAGCGATCTGGAACGTATTGGCACGCCGGATTTTCCATATATCTGGGACGAAGTAAGAGCTGACAGGATCGTGAAGTGGTTCGCCATGCTGAAACACAGTAAAGGACCGCTTGCCGGGACTCCCATCGTGCTTACACCGTGGCAGAAGTTCCGGGAATGTCAGATATACGGCTGGATCCACCGGGAGACCGGACGGAGACGGTTCCGGAAGGCATTCACGGAAGTCGCCAGGAAGAACGCAAAAAGCCAGATGGAAGCCGGAGAGGCGCTTTTTGAGTTGTCTGTGACGGCAGTCCAGAACAACGAAGTAAATGAAGTCTACACCGCGGGCGTCAAGCGTGATCAGTCGAAGATCGTCTTCACTGAATGCGACCTGATGACCCGCGGCACTCTCCTCCGGACGAAATTCCGGTTCAAAAGGGATCAGATAGAACACCTTAAGACAGGATCGTTCATGAAGCCTTTGTCCAAGGAAGACGGCAAGAGCGGAGATGGAACAAACCCGGCGATGCTGATCATCGACGAGTACCATCAACATCCCACCACGGACTTTTACGACCTGGCGCTCGGCTCCAACACGAAGGAGCCGCTGACTTCGATCATCACGACAGCCGGGAAGGATCTGACTTATCCATGCTTTACTCAGGAATATGAGTACTGCTCCAAACTTCTGGATCCGAATGTGGACATCCGGAACGATGAGTATTTCGTGGATATCTGCGAGGCCGATCAGGGAGACGATGTCGGCGCGCTTGATACCTGGAAAAAGGCGAACCCGATCCGGGCATACTATCCGGAGGGCGTCAAGAAGATCCAGGAAGATTATGATGTGGCGCGGCAGATCCCGGAGAAGATGATCGCCTTCATGACGAAGATGCTTAACATCTGGGTGCAGGCAAAAGAGAACGGCTATATGGATATGGCGAAGTGGAAGGCCTGCGAGGTGAAGGAATGCCCGATAGATCTCACGGGCCGCCCCGTGTATGTCGGATTCGATATGTCTGCGAAGATAGACCTTACGTCAGTTGCGTTTATCGTGCCGTACCGCACTGACATTATTGATGATACAGGCTCCAAGGTGGTCAATTATTACGTTTGGACACACTCATTCATCCCGACAGCGGATAAGCTCCGCGAGCACATCATAAAGGACAAGGTGCCTTATGACGCGTGGGAGCGGCTTGGATACCTGACGCTGACCAATACGCCAATTGTGGACCAGGCAGCTGTCATGAAATATGTGCTGGATGAGGTGGCGAAATACAGCCTCCGTCTGGAATGCCTGTGTTTTGACCCGGCGAATGCCTCAAAGCTCATGATGGATCTGTCCAATGAAGGTTACACCGTCGAGGAAGTCTTCCAGTCTCACAAAAGCCTGAACGAATCCACGCAGGGTTTCCGGGAGCAGGTATATGCCGGAAACGTGCAGTATATGCACAATCCGTTATTGAACTACGCAATGTCAAACGCTGTGATCCGCCAGAACAACGGCATGATAAAGATAGACAAGGACGCCTCAACGAAGCGCATCGACCCGGTCGACGCTGCGCTAGGGGCGTTTAAACTTGCCCTGTATCACGATTTTGATGCCGAAGACTTCGGCAGTTATGTAGATAAATTTCTTGATGAGTTAGGAGCATGATTATGGGATTTCTGAAGTGGCTGAAAAACCAAATATCCGCAGAGCCTGAGACGGTGGATCTGAATGACGCCAGGCTGCTGGAATGGCTCGGGATCGATCCGGAGAAGCCGGAAGCCATTTCGGAGACAACTTACTTCACCTGTCTGAAGGTGCTTTCGGAGACCATGGGGAAGCTTCCACTGAGGTACCTCCGTGAGGATCCTCAGGGCGGGAGGGTGAGAGAACCTCCGACGCCTGCCGGTGCCCTTCTTATGACCCGCCCGAACAGCGCAATGACGCCGGCGGTCTTCTGGAGCACCGTCGAGGCGAACTGCGAGCACTACGGCAACAGCTACGTGTGGATCCAGGGTGCCTTCAAGCGGAAGCGCTACGGTGGCGATTACACGATCAAGGGTTTCTGGCCGATGCGTTCGGACTGTGTCACAGTTACCATGGACGACGCAGGTATCTTCGGTGAGGCAGGCCAGCTGTACTACAACTATTCTGATCCGCACACCGGTGCACAGATGGTCTTCAAACAGCATGAGGTCATGCACTTCAAGACCTGGTTGACGTGGGATGGAGTGATGGGCAAATCCGTGAGGGATATCCTCCGGACCTCGCTCATAGGGGCCGGACAGGCGCAGAAGTATCTGGAGAAACTCTACGAGAGCGGTCTTACCGCCTCTTCGGTCCTTCAGTACACCGGCGATCTGGACAACCAGAAGCGGACGAAACTGCAGAAAATGTACAACGACCTGCTGACCGGCGCGAAGAACGCCGGCAAGGTGGTGGCGCTGCCTGTCGGGATGACACTGCAGCCCATCGGGTACAAGCTGGCGGATGCGCAGTTCCTCGAACTCCGGAAGTACGGCGCCCTGCAGATCGCGGCCGCCTTCGGCATTAAGCCCAACCAGATCAACGACTATGAGAAGTCCAGCTATGCGAACAGCGAAGCGCAGCAGCTGGCCTTTTTAGTTGACACAATGCTGTACCGGATCACGGCCTACGAGCAGGAGATCAACTCCAAGTTGCTGTCGCGGCAGGAGATTGAGAAAGGGTGCTTTTTCAAGTTCAACGAAAAGGTACTGCTCCGGGCTGACAGCGCGGCGCAGATCAGTGCCATTACCACGGCAGTCCAGAACGGGATCTATACCCCGAACGAGGGCCGTCACTACCTCGATCTGCCCGGTAAAGAGGGTGGAGACCAGCTGATCGTAAACGGTAACTATGTACCGCTTACAGCAGTTGGAGCAGCCTATGGAATATCAGGGGAAGGAGGTAGCGGCAACGATGGTAATCAAGATTAACGGAGACATCATCAGCAATGACTGGAAGCCGGTTTACGACTTCTTCGAGATCGAGTCGACCTGCCCTGCTGATATCAGCGGCGCGATCAGTGCGCTTTCGGAAGGCGAAAAACTGGAAGTAAAGATCAATTCCGGCGGAGGCGATGCCATTGCTGGTCAGGAGATTTATACTCTGTTGCGCGAATGTCCGAATGTCGAGATCGAGATCCAGTCTATCGCGGCGTCTGCGGCGAGCATCATCGCCATGGCCGGCCACTGTTCGATCAGTCCGGTCGGGATGATCATGATTCACTGTGTGTCGACCGGTGCGTGGGGCAATCATAAAGCGCTGGAGAAGGAAGCAGACACGCTTCGCCAGTGGGATGCTGCGCTCGCGACGGCCTATTGTGAGAAGACAGGAAAGCCGAAGGACGAAGTGATCCGGATGATGGATAAAGAGACCTGGCTGACGGCTGATCGCGCACTTGAGCTCGGCTTTGTTGATGAGATCTCTGTGCCGGCTGAAGCGAAAGCGGCAGCGGTAGGCAACTTCCGTGTCACGCCTGACATGATGCGGCAGTACCAGGAAGCAATGAACGCCAAAGCGGAACGCGAGGCTGAGAAACAGAAACTTTTAAACGAACTTGCCAATTATGGCAGATAAGGAGAAGCCCTATGGATAAGAGACTGCAGGACATGCTGTCCAAGATCAACGAAAAGAAAGTACAGATCCAGAACGCCATCGAGGCGGACAAGCTGGAGGAAGCAAAAACCATGAAGGAGGAACTTGATATCATGCAGAACAAGTTTGACATGATGGAGGAAGTTATCGACGCCGCACCTGTGGCCGCTGTTAAGCCGGTCGGGACTGATGTGATCCACGAATTCGCGAACGCGGCAAGGAACCGCTTCAGGAACGCCATGAACGAAGGAACCGGCTCCGCAGGCGGCTATACCGTTCCGGCTGACATCCTCACCAGGATCAACAAGTACAAGGAGGCGAAGTTCTCCCTTAAGAAGCTGGTCCGTGTTGAGAATGTCACTACGAATACCGGCAAGAGAGTCTTCCAGGTGAAGACGGCTCACACCGGCTTCAGCTCTGTGAACGAAGGCGCGGCGATCGGTCAGAAGGCAACCCCTACATTCAGCCAGCTGTCTTATTCGATCGATAAGTATGCCGGAATCCTGCCGGTCACTGATGAGCTGCTCGCCGATTCCGATGCAAATATTTCTGAGGTTCTGATGAAGTGGCTCGCGGAAGAGGGCGTTGCGACTGAAAATGCTCAGATCATCAGCCTGATCGATCCCGGCAGCACCGGAACTAACATTGCTTCCGCACCGATCGACAAGATCAAGAACGCCCTGAATGTCACCCTTGGCCAGGCTTACGCAGAAGGCGCGGCCATTATCACCAATGACGATGGTTTCAACTACCTCGATACTCTGAAGGTCAACAATGGCTCTGCTGACACCAACGAGTATCTTCTGAAGCCGGCGAAGGACCAGACCGCACCGACTCCGTACACTCTGGCAGTTGGCGCCCGCAATGTGCCTGTCGTGGTTATTCCGAATGCTATTTTCCCGTCTACCGTTGTAGCTACTGGCGACAACGCAGGAACTTATATCCCGATGGTGGTTGGAGACCTTTATGAAGCCATCGAATACTTCGATCGTCAGAAGCTGACCATCAAGACCACCGACACCGCTTCCATCAACGCGCTGGACGGCAGCAACAACCCGATCGTTATCTCCGC